GAACCGTTGTGACGCCTGCTGTGCAGTGCCGCCCCAACGTAAACAAAATGAAGCCTCCATTCTAGTTACCAACCCGTTATTACTATTTGGTATCTTGACACGGTCGTATCTACAGTGCGCCGCACGGACTAGAACTTCATCGGGGTCAGTTTGAGATTTGACATTCGCGGGAAGTGGATTCGCACCACAGCCTAAACATGTCAACCAGGTCTAAAGGTCCTGGTATTGTGATGACGCATCTCCTCACAAACAAACTTTTCTTCAAGTTGATCTTTATCCTCTTCTAACGAGCAGAAAGAGCGTTTGCCATTGGTTTTCAACCTTATATGCGGCCTACGGATTTGCACCGTATGCTTAACAAATCACCGAGGCTCACTGTCCCCGGATTATAATGACGCAGGTTAAACCCCTCTGTTTTGGAATATTTTGTATTACAATAATTAGAAGCGGTTTATTTTCGTCGTGTGCTTGGGAACCACCCAATACACAGGGCGTACTAAGCGCCGTCACTGGTCCGCCTAGCGAGTTAGTGATCTGCTTTTCCACTCCCTGATTGTGAGAACGACGGTTTACTAAACGATAAATGCCTCGTCTTTAGCAACCTAAAAGGTCCCGGTCTGGTGTTCTCCAGATACCGGTGATCCGTGTTGAGATTCGAACGGCTTTACCTCTCTCAACGTACGCCTGCCCATAAGGTGTGATAGGGTGCTCACCCACTCTACTTTCTGGAAACAGAACAAACACATCACCCGAGGGTTGCCATATGGATGTGGTTTCTGAAATACAAGCCAGATTTCAATATCAGAGGCCATTGACAGGGGGTACGCCCATCAGCAACTGCCTAGTTTGTGACCTTCGCGGGTTAGCTCAACTAATTTGAAGACAAAGGAAAGGCTTGGGCATTTTAATCTGTGTCCAGCAGATGAGATGGCACAGGAATGTTAAAGTCCAGTAAGACCGACTCTGACAAATTCCAGTTCCAAAAATTTCCATTTTCCCCTTCAAGCCGGAAACGCTTGAGCTTGTCTTCCACAATGTGCAAGTCATCGAAAGCGGAATTTTCGATGCGCCCAGTCAGGTGCGAGTATTGTTTTGCCATTGGGAATTTGCGCATAGCTTGGTAGCTAGCTCGGGCTCGATTTACATCGAGACGGCTCTCATACAGGAAGACACTATATAAGATAGGAGACCAATCGGATTTACCAAAGAGTTGTTCGTAACCTGACGGTAGGCTTTCCAACATTCCAGCTTTCTTGGCCCTCCCTCGCCTGAAGGAAGGATCCCATTTAACTGCTGTGCTCCATGAGTTGCACAGGAACGGTGTTGAAAAATCCCAGTTTGAATCATCATACTGGGAAATTAGCCTTATATAGGTTCCATTGCATGTTCGTCCAGTCCTACCCCTCCTCTGTGCACTAATGTTATGCGAGGAGGGACGACATATGAACTTACCATTCTTGTAACCTAGAGATTGTCCAGTGTCAATCACAACAGAAACACCTGGTATATTGATTCCAGCATCCACGATGGAAGTTGCGAAGTACCAGTCTGCTTCAATCACATTGTTGTTTCCACGATACAGTGAGCAACACCTCTTCCCTGGGACAAGTTGCTGAGCATGCCTTTCGGCAGCCTCAACATCTTTGATCCTCGGTAAGATAAATAGCACCCGATCGCTCGTTTCCCTAAATGTTAAAAGAGCATCCCAGCCTTCCTGGAGTGTTCCTTTGCCAGCACGTAGGTCGTCCATGATTGACCACCGGGCATTGCGCCCCTTGGTCAGTCTGACCTCAACGAAACGTTGCGCTCCATAGAAGTTTGGGGTGGCGGTCACTACCACACAATTCTCCCTGTACCTGTCCAACAGCCAAAGTGAATCTTCATCAAGTTCATGGAACTCATCGATCACTATAATAGTGTTGTCAGGAAGGTCGGAAAGGATGCGTCGCAAGTAGCCAGCCGTCCCAAAATTTATGTAGCCTCTAGTGAAGTTGTCCTCACACCCAGCATATAGCCGAGTCTGTGCTATAGGATTATTTTTCACCAGAATTTGTCTTGGGCACGCAACAACCACAGTTTCATACTTATCCTTGAGACAGAGTACATAATCTGTGGATTTCCCTGCACCTGGCGGACCAGTGATCATAGGGGTTTTTCCAGAGTTTAACAGCTCTTGAGCCTCCAGCACTTGTGCCGTGTGGTCGATAGCTGTCCAATTGGTTGTCAACCCCTGTTTGTCACGCTCACCAGTCCCAGGTTGGGGCAAAAATGGACTAATATCAAAATCCAGCACAATTTGATGAATATCTTGTCCGAACTTTATAATACTGTCCACCCACTCTTGCGCGTTGTCGACACCACCTTCGAAACCGAAAGCGTCAATAGAAGTGGTGCAACTCCAGAGCCTATATGCTATGACTTTCAAAGCATAATACCTGTCCTTAGGCATCATAGAGGATATGACAACTGACGAATCGCCAAACATTGCGTAGTAAAGGGAATTTAGTCTCGAGTAGAGCTTCTCACTTACATATTTTGCAGTTGCAAGTAGGCGGTAGAGCGGTCCAATTATAGGGACAGACATTAAAGCCTGTTCCAACCAAGCAACCAGAGTATAAATCCCGAGGAGCAACCCAACTTTCACACGTAACACATTGCCCATCTTCTCACTGACGTCATAGTGTTCACGCCTGGCCCAAAAGCCAGGTATATCCATGAATGTCGAGAATGGTGTTTTCTGAGCAAGCATTTCCATCTTTTCAAAAGATTCCGGACAGCCATTGAGCAAGTAAAGATGATGCTCTAGGGTGAATTCAGGGTCATGTTCGATTTCACCTGAGCTCTTCAAAAAGAGCCCCGGGTCTTCAATATTCAGACCTCCGATTTCTAGGAGTCCAGCAAATTGGGATAAGATGCGACCATACGTGTTAGCAGTTGAGTCAAATGTCATGATATCGACTCGTGTCGTGTCCCACCAGTCTTTGATCCTTTCGGTCAGACTCTGTTCATGAGTCGTGACGATTAGACCAGATCTTGTCTTATCTGTTGGGACATACATTAGTCGCATGACGTCAGCGTATGCAGTGCGGGGGTGCTGTTTGATGAAATTTCTTCCAGATTGCCGTTTCAACAATAACTTCTCAAGAACATCAAGATACTCATCGACCTTAGAATGCACATCAGGGTAGTGGGCACAGTTCAGCTGCAAGGCAGCGAACTTTTCCCATCTATACCTCAACGTGTTTTTCTTCTTATAGTCGGAAAACTTGGTGAGTAATCTGTTGATGTCGTGCACGATAGCAACCTTTGGCCTGATCCCTGTGTAAGTCTCAATCTCATCCAGATGTGTAGGATTAAATGAGAATTTTTTGGCAAGGAACGAGAGATCAGCCAAATCGTCAGAAGCACCTTCAACGCGTACTTGCACGCCTCGGGATAACCAGAAATCTGAGACCTTGGTCCCAGAAAAGACAGAACCAGGGAGACTGGTTGACCAAAAGTTGTCATCCGAGAATGAGCTAAATTTTACACAGTCGTAAAATTCAGAATACGGTCGTCCAGTGATATTCTTCCAAGCATACAACATTAACACACGCATGTATTCGGTGTTGGATGGTGTTGTTGTTGCATGACCAGTAGAAAGCCCTTGTTTCTTCAAACGGGCCCGTCCCGAATGTATGTCGATGATCCAAGAAGCGATAAGATTGTCGTAAGTTGCGTCAACCGCTGTTTCAATAGCCTCCCTTTGAGGGTGGTCTTTAAAACCCAGTTTCCGTAGCTTCTTTATAACACCGACAGCATCGACGGCTGCCGTTGAATCCATTGCGGTAACATCCATGGCAGTATGGTGTTCATAGGCCAGATGTTTCTCCGCGAGTGCAGACATCTCACCATGAGATGCAGAGACGCCGACGGCTGAGAAAGAAGTTGGATCTAGCCTTTTTGCTGAGTCACCCTGGACAGCCATTGAGAGGTAATAGTTTAGGGGGTCCTGGGCTATAATAGTCCGGATCTTCTCTCTCTCGATGTACGACTGGGGTAGAACCTCATCTTTGATGAAAGCGTGGCTGACTGTTGGGAAGGCCTCAGGCGATTCAATATAATTTCGAACGCACTGTAGGAAAGCCTCCTTACCACCCACAGCATCTATAAGCTTTTGCCTCTGGGCGTTCCCTTTTTTGTTGAACCTAAAAGGGAACCCGGCAGAATAATTACGATGCCATTTCTTCCACACTTCCTCAGGGCTGATCAATTGGGTATCCTTAAACAGATGGTTCTCATTGTCATATATCGCTTGGGCAATTTCTTCCTGATCCACTTCAGGTATCAACTGTCCAGGCTCAAAACCACCGGTAAAGTACCTATCAGTCACCTTCTCTGCCATTTGAGCTGTACCAAAACGAAGAGAAAACACTCCCAGCTCAAAAGGGTGCATCTCTTGAAGCTCTTCACATAGCTTCTTGGTGAGTTCGTCCATTTTAGGAAGATCCTTGCGAATTGGGACCTTCACACCAATCTCGTACTCACCAGGCCGGATCCATTTAAATCCAACATCTGGGAACTCGGCACCTGGAAAATATTTCCGGTACTTAGCAGCAATTTGAGGCAAGTCCAGTCTCACTATTTGCTTCTTTGCCATGTTAAGATTCTCAGGTAGATGTCGAGTCTCTACCAACCGATTACCAGAGCGAAACCAGTGCCTCGGGACATTGATACTGAGGATAGGGGTCCACCCCACTTTCTTACCTTTTCGGAGTGATCCTTTCAGGTTAGCAGTGGCGGTGAGAACACCTTTGAAATCCTCAGCAAAACGCGTTTGTCCACATTGACGGAAAAGAACGAGTAAGTGGTTCAGAAACCGCCACTTCCTACCTGACGTTGGTATACGTCGCACTCTTCTAGTCATTATAGACTTTGACAAGATTGCACCAGATAAACCAAATTTCGATACTGCAAAAGACATGAAATCTATCATATGATCTCTTTCTTGCGGACAGTCGACATCAGGGTCATCCGTGTAGGCCTCAAGGGCAGCTTCCACACGCTGCACACACTTGATACCATAATCACGGATAACTGCCTTGGGGCCAGTCCACGACCTGAGAGAACGCACAATTGGGCCTTCGTGAGTGAGCCCAGCAGAGTTCGAATCCCTTGTTTGCAACCTTTGCTCGTCTCCCTGCAGGAAAAAATGGGAACTTGCCCACTTTAGACATACTTTGTGTATATCTAGTGATAAATCTTGACCAAAGGCACCGAAGTGCCTCCATGGTATCACCTTATGCGTTAGCAGGAAAACTAACATGTTTGCAAAGACCAAGCAGTTGTCACCCAGAACCTTATACCCTATGCCAGAGAATTCGCGATCTATCCTTTTGAGGTCCAAAGAACCTACTATGTCATTCCTGACTAGTACAGTTTTGACCAGTGGACGATCTCGGGTGGCTTCAGGTTTGAATCTGGTCCTGTTTATGTGACATCTCTCCCCGTTCACCTGTTGGAGCTCCCAGTACCAGCCATCATGTTCAACGACTGCATGGAAAACACCAAAATCTTTACCTAGCGCAGGTAAACGTAACGCAAAGAGATGCACCCTGATAGAGGCCTTCTGGGCACGCATGTCCTTTAGCCATAGACTACCAGCAACAGTGGACCGTAAGGGTCGTGACAGAGCGAACGAGGACGGTATGACAGACAACACTTCAGCACTTTCAATAGGAGGGAAAGCCTGTTTAGCAATCTGAGGCATTGCTTCAATACCAAGAGTTCTCGTGAACTCATCGAAATGACGAAGACCATCTATCAGCACCCACCAACGTTTCTTAACAAAATCCCTTCCCTGAACTGTAGCAAGGTTGAAATTCATGCGTTGGTAGATGGATCCAAATGATCCAACCGAAAGTACATTACCGAGTGCCTTGACCACCTCAGTGCCAAGAGTGCCTATTGACACACCAACATGTAACCTGGCCTGGTCATCAATCAATTGTTGAAGCCTGACCTGGCTGGTTTTGTATGTGTAATGAGGAGGCTTTGTGGAAGTATACTTCCAAAAGGCCTCAACATTTGCACAGTCCGACATGTCGGTGATTTGATCAAGAAGGGCCCTCGCTAGCTGTGGGCTCTCAGCCTTCTTGATACACCTCGAGTCCAACTGGTAGTATCTTTTTCGAGAACGAATCGACACATAACCAGGGCTTACCCGGAATGTCATATTTTTCTTACAAGGCTTTAGTCTCGGCTTGAATCCCTTGTAAACAGAATTGACCAACTCTCCTATTGTTGATGGATCAAGCTTTCCATCCTGAAGTTCAAGGAGAGCACAGCGTTCACACTTGTTGCCAAAATCGTAACCACGACCACCGCAAGAGCAATCCACATTGCGTGGGAGCATCTTGTTGTATGGGTTTTTTTTTGACCTTGATGCTAGATCATGTCTGGCGAATTCCAGCATGACTTCGTTGTTATTGGCATCCAAATGTTGACCGGAGAAGGCTTTCCTTGTCATAGGTGAGTCCAGCAGTCGTCTCGAGCTCAGCCAACCATGAGCATGCTCAGGGTACGTTTGAGTGAGGACAAAACCAGACCAACCAATTAATGGTGAACCTGTGGGTTCACAAACCTTCCGAACGAATTTAAGAGTGTTCTCCTCTTCTGAACGCTCCCATGCACTATTGAATATAGTGAACCACCAATCTTTGCTCTCGCCAATGACCAGGTCACATGGTTTCCACCCATATATGTCCCAGTCATGACAACAATGGTTCATCAATTTAAATGGTGCCACAGGGGTGGCACCATTATCCTCTAGTGCGTCCAACCACCAGTCAGGCCCATCCAGAACAGGTCTGGACCAGGAGGATAACCTAACTGGGTCTTTTCTTTGATGGAAGAGCAGAGCACGCAACTCTGCCTCATCTGTTAAAGGTTTCACTACATGGTTACGTAGCTCGGTCTCCCAAATGAATTGGTCCCCAATTTGGGGAAGTATCGTTTGAGGGACACCCACTGCACAACACGTGTTGGTGACACCTGACCCCCCATGATGGACCACCCAATCAAACTTGTGCAAGTACGTTGCATGGTCTATATATGGGGCAGTCACAAAAGATGTGCCTTCAAAGAGGTAGGCCCATCTCTTGTCAACTGTCCATTTTACGGGGAGTCGCCTTAGCCAATCCAGAACCACTTTGGTCTGTTTAGTGATTGACTCACAGGAACCGAGAGAGAAGTAACCAGAGATCACATCCTGTTCAATGAACGAGGTCTTTCTGACGAAGTCACTATATGGTTTGAACCCCACATTTGGGGAAGCAATTTGCCATCTATCTGCAGCCCAAGGAGCTATAGAATGGTATTTCGGAGGTTCAATGTACTTGAACTCACCCTCCCATTCCAGTTCATTCAGGTATTTTGGGGCTGTCAACCATTGATTGTACAACCTCCCAACTTTGAAACCAAAGCTTGGGTCCACAGACAAATCTTTGAAATAGTGGCCAAGGTAGAACTCAGGGCAGTGCCCATTATCCTCCCGAGGCACAGGACAAACCTCGTACACATTCTTTTCAGGGAAAACAGATGCTAGGAAATAATGAAAGGTCGTACCAGATACGAGGTAGATAAGATCACTCTGTTCACACACAGGCATCGCTGCCTTGAGGTGCTCGAAGAGTGTTTCATGCATCGCCTTCATGTCTGACACAGCAAACAACCCTTTCTCAAGTATATCTTGCCCAAGCTTGATAAAAGGCCCACTTTCCATAGGTAATGCAACCGTCTCCCACTGTTCATCTGCAAAGCGTGCCAGATGGTCAGGATGTGTGACCAACACAAAGTCATCAGGCATCACACGCTTGTGTTGCCCAACAGGCCGGTCTGGAACTTTAACCCATTCTGAATCTTCTGAAAGTTCCGTCACAAAAGATCCAGGGACAGCATAGGGATCATTATCGTCAGGTGAAACCATTTTATCACCTTGCCAGGCCTCACAGATTAAGTTCCAAAGAGCTGGACTAACTGTGAGGTCCCCCTTGATTGAGCCAAATTTGTCGAACAAACTCTTTGAGAAGCCATCGCAAACCTGAAAGAAATCGCTAGCCATCCAGCCATGTCCGTTACCTTCAGCGAAGGTGTATTGTTCCTCGACAGGCACGGGTGGAGGCTTTGATTCCATCTCCGCAGCGTAGTAGTTGGTAGCTACAACGTCTAGAGTTGGTTCGACATCACCAATAGTCCCCATGACCACCGCAGTGGTGCCTCCAAGTCTCATCTTGTTCGTCATCCCAGATATAATCTGTGATGCTGTTAGGGAACCAGCTACAAGATGAAGATTGTTTCCATCAACCTCCAAACCAAAAAGATTGTCAGAGAGTTTATTTATAAGAGACAGCTGTTCCAGCTGTTTTCGTGACAACCACTTTTCAGTAGTGAAGGTGTGTGGCCCGGGGTTCACCGGCCCGGCAAACAAGTTCACCCAACACTTTCCCATGTACTGGCCTTGCCCGCCGGCGGTTATCTGTAGTGGCTTGTCCGTAAGCAACCCATACTTAGCACAGTATGCTTGCTTGAAACTTTTGTCTGTCACATACAGATATTCGAATGCCTGACCAGCAGCATGGTCAGACATCCCGTTAACCATTGCATCATAGCCCACATCAGCGAGGTACCTCTTCATTGCAGCATTCGAACGTTTCTCGTCAACCCAAGGGTTATCGATGCGTCCACAATGACTGAGGCACGTTGATCGTAGGTCCATGTCCAATTGAGCACCTCCCAGCCAGGCATACTCCTCAAACTTTTCATGACCAGTTCGCCTTGGTGTTTGTTTCAAAGGGGTTTCACCCCCAACACGCGCACCTGCAAACTTCGTGCACTTGAGGAACGCATCCACAGTGACATCACCCCCGGGACTGAGGTGGAAAAGATTGGGTTGTAGGTTGTTGTTTCCCAGGTCTCCAAAGGAAGCTGTCACCCTAACGGTGCGCTGGTTAACCCAAGAAGGGTTATCCCTAGCGATATCTTGCAGCATGCCTTTTAAAGGATAGTTCTCATAAGAGGTTGAACCTCCTCTCCGAACATTCTTAAGGTACTCAAACACTTGCCTCCGATTCTCAGACTTAAAGCAGATCAAATAGCACTGCCCATCTTTGAATGGTTTCTGAGCTGTTGGAACAAAAGCCGTGTTCCCACTGCCCTCCTTCTTAACACCAGAGGAGGAAGATGGCCTGGAATTGGTCCCAGTGACCTTGGGCGCACCAACGCTAGGTTGTGCCCCTGCAACTTTTTTATTAACAGTGAGTGTTGAATCACCGTGGGGAGTAGCAGACCCCAACTGAGACTGGGGAGAATAAGGAATAATTTTAGACAAGACACAGGGTTTTAAGAGACCCTGAAACTCAGTCAAAGGTTTACTTTGCCTCCGTCGGACTTGGTAAGGTACTGATCCTCGCAGCTCAGGCACTAGTTAAAGTCCAGGCCAGACGGGGCACACGGGCCCATCTCACCGATTCAAGTTCACAGAACACCCAACAAGAATTGAATGAAACCGCTAGGGCCAGCGGGTTGGCCTACACATTAGTGTAATCAGGTTCTTAACCAATCAGGGGTAGGAGCTTTACGAATGAAACTGTAGCTTCCATACGTAGAACAAGCACAATCACTGATAACTCGACAGAGTATAAACCAGTAATGGGCGTCCTAGAGACGTAAGTACATCACAAATGTCCATTATGATTGAACCTCGCAGAGGTTCTCTACACCC